TTGTGGGACAAAACCCCAAATGAGCCATTAGCTCAGTCGGCAGAGCACCTGACTTTTAATCAGGGTGTCCCGCGTTCGAATCGCGGATGGCTCACCAAAAGAGTATAATCCGAACTTCTTTATCTTCGGAATGGCATTCGGATTAACAGTAAAGCACCCTCAGATTTAAGGTCTGACGGTGCTTTTTGCTTTGTGCTTATTTCGATAGAATCAATTTCGCAGCAGATGTATTATTTTTCAGATATTCTTTCATTCTGGTTACTGCCGATTCAATCATAATATCAATCTGTTTCGTGGTAAAAATAAATTTAGCGATCGCCGGGAGCCGCTCATAGAGCCAAGTGGTTACGGCAGCATATTTAAATTGACCCGTGCCGCCACCAAGCTCCTGTTCAGCCTTTGATACAAGGTAAAACAAGATTTCATTGACCTGTGTCGTATAACCCCGCTTGAGAAGAAAGATTATAAGAACAACGAATGCCACCACAAGTAGAACACTATCCCAATTCGCCGTCAAAAACTCTAACATGATTCATCCTCCTATCCAACTAATTTAAGGTCTTTCTTATAGACCCAACTTACGATTTCTTTTAGCAAAACTCTGTCGGAAGTAATTTGCTGAACCGTATAAGTGTTATTCTTCACCCATGAGGGAACGGCTTGCCCGGTGGCATATCTATCTCCGATAACTTTCACCTTTGAGCCAACCTTTAAGGAGGGTTCACTTGATGTCGGAGGAACAGCCATTCCGGAATTGGTTGTAACAAACGCATCGTAACCGGCTCCTTTCAGTTTAGCAAGCATCGCATCGGCGTTGGCTTTGACACCAAACGCTCCTACTTGAACCTTATACAGATTACCAACTTGTACGATGTAAGTATCGAAGCCTTGTGCCTTTAATTTACTCTCCAAGGCTACGGCATTGGCTTTGTTACTGAACGCCCCGGTCTGCACACGATAGAGAGTCTTAGCAACAGGAGCGGCCGGAGCAGAAGCAGGAGGATTCAATCTCTTGTTGACCTCATCGGCGATGTAAGGGAACTTACTGCTCAGATAAGGGCCGGGGCAAGAGGTAGCGGCAAAGTATTTGTGCATCGTCAGATTGCCATTTTTATCGCCGGTAAAGTTCAACTTTTCGATACCGTTTCTCTTACAGATGTCAACACATAATTCAATGAGTTTATTCAACGCTGTATCGCTGACATGCCAATCGCCACCAATCTGGTCATTGGCTACTTCAATGGTCACGGCTTGATGGTCATTAGCCGCATTTGAGCTTGTCCACGCACGGTTTTTCTCTTCGACATACATTCCAACTCTGCCGTCTGTTCCAATACCATAATTGGAGCTTGCTTTTCGCGAAGCAGAAGCAAAGATATTCCCACAAGTTTCTACAGACAAGTTCCCCGCCATATGATGAATGGTAATTTTCTTGATTTTATCCCTTCTCGGATTGGTGCTATTAGGTGAGATTTTAGTATAATTTACAAGAGGACTATTGCTCATCATTCATTCCTCCTTTTGAAATATTTTGTGTCTTTTCAATCTTTCGAATGTTTTCGGCTTCTGCCTTGCGATAATAAAAAGCTGTACCGGTAGCGGCTTCTGCAAAAATTGAAGGTATGAGATACGCCAACGGACTCAAATCCCCGGTGCGCCATATCATAACGCAAGAGAAAACAGTTATTCCAAAAGTGAATATGGACACAACAACCAATATCATTTTTGAAAATTCTCTTTTGGGTTTTCGAGTCCGTGACATATCCGATTTACTCCTTTTCAATGATTTCATCAATACGTTTATGTGCCTGTTTCGTAGACGCTTCTACCGATGTAAGTCGAGTAATGATTTCTATGTGCCGTTCGTCCGATTTTTCTTGTTTCCTTTTCAAGTCATCAATTCCGGACTTAATGTACCCTATGTCGGAAAACAAAGTGGCACTTTCTTTACCCTCCTGTTGGTTGTCTTTACGTTCTGTTCGCTTGTAGCCGGAGTATCCGAAGTAGATACCGCAAATGGTTCCGATGACTCCTATCACGGCCACAATTATGGTTTCGTTTAACATGCGCCCTCACCCTTACGCCAAAGAATTAACTATTTCAGTAACTACCTCTTTGAGGTTGAATAGGTCAGGGACTTGCTCCAGCGTAAAACACTCCACTAAGTATAAGGCTGACCCAATCCAGACTCCAAAACGTGCCTAACGGCACATACTCGCTGAATATAAGCAAATCATTCCATACGGTCATGATTACATCTCCCCGTGGAAGTCTAACATAGCTTGTACTTCTGCTCTCCACCGTTCAGGTACATCTTCAATGGTCATCTTGCCTGCTATTATTCTTCTGTAATAAATTTTAGCCATCGTCCTCCACCTCCGTATTTTCTGCTGCAATTTCAGCGATTTCAACTAAGGCATCTTCCAAATCGTTTACGAGTGATTGTAATGCCTCATTTTTACGTTTTTCTTCTAGCAATTGTTCTCTTAAATCTAAGAACTTAAACATTGTTACCGCCTTCCTTCCATAGATTTTTATAAAATTTGTTCATTGACAAAATTAAATTATACGTATTACCTTGTTTTGCATGAGCTTTCCAAGATGCGTAACATTCATCAACATGCTCTTTAGTTAACACGCCCTCATCAACAAGCTTTTTCATTCGTCTTAACTTTCGTTTTTCATGGGTTACATTCTCTTTACGGAGCTTTCTTATGACCTTGCCTGTCTCTGTAAGATGAAATATAAACCCCAGAAATTTTATGCCTTGTTTTAACGGAAATATTTGAGTTTTCTTTGTGCTCAGCTTTAAATCTAATGAAGCTAGATACTTATTAATTTCATCTAAACAGTACTCCAGGTGCTCTTTATCCTGATGGATTAATATAAAATCATCCATGTATCTTATATATTGTTTTATGCCAAGCCTTTCTTTTATCATGTGATCCATTCTGTCCAGTACTGCAAGCTGAACTAATTGTGTTATTTGACTGCCTAATCCCATTCCTATTTCGGGATTTTCGCTCTGGTTGAAGCTGTCAATTATTTTTGCAACATGGCAATTTACCCAATCATTTTTAACTCTTTCTGAAACTGCATTCTTGGCAACATTGTGAGGGGTGCTGCCAAAATAATCTGATATATCGCATTTTAAAACATAACCGTTTAAGCCATGTTTTCTGAAATATCGTTGCATATGGCAAGAAAGCCTGTTTCTCGCAAAGTTTGTTCCTTTATTAAGCTGGCATGCGCAGTTATCGTAGATAAAGGATTTTGTTATAGCTTTGTATAAATAATTGTCACATAAGCTTCTTTGAAATACTCTGTCCTTCATTCTTGTACTTACAATTTCGCGTTTCTTAGGCTCGTATATAGCGAACACTGAATATTTGTCAATTTTATAAGTGCCGTCAAGCAATTGCTTGCGGAGATTGTAAGTATTTACAAGGCCATTTTTTATGAAACCTGCAACGCTGTCTTTCCACATTACGTTTCTTTTGCATCGGTGCATTGCTTTATACAAAGGCCTAAAGTTGCATATTTTTTCTTTGATTTCATCTTCTATTTCATATTCTGTTTTGTTTCTGTCCATTTTCTCACCTGTAGTTGTAATCATTGAAAATCGTCACTGGGATAGCGGGACTTGCTCGTAAGCAACCCGCATCAGTGCTCTTTGTTTTGCCTGTTAAGTCTAGCAGGACGGGATAATAGTTCCTTGTTTGTGGTGCACTGATTTCGATTCCAAATAACTCGGAATTTACTTTAATACGGGCTTTACACACAATCGGGCGCCAGGCCGTTGGCGTTGTTCGCGTTGTTGTTGTTGACGTTGCCAGACGTGTTCACGTTACGCGGATTGTTGGCATTGCCGACGTTAGGCGAACGCAGCCACCAGGTACGGGCTTACAACCATTACCCCAATATATTTATTTTAAATCTTTATATCTCTCATAATCCGATTTCATCCAATTGCGAAGTAAACTTTGCACCTCTATAACTAGACCTGTCCAATATTCAATCCTTTTATCATTGATCCCGAACATGCTATATGCTATATCCATATTGCCTAGCAGAGAATCAAGTGCTCCCCTTGCTTTGTTTTGGCATTGTCTTCTTATATCATAGTCAGGNCTTATTTTGACGAATATAGTATTCGCTTTTCTTATGTTGCCATATATATCGAACGCATCGCTTACTATTTTGCTTG